TTTGTGCTTCCATAATTATTTTTTAATTGATTTAGCTATAAGGAACAATCCCAATAGACCCCCTATTCCAGCATAGGCGAATTTGTTATTTTGAATGTGCGCTTTTAAGGCACTAACAGACTGCTTCGCAGTTCTGGTAGGTTTTGAAAACACAGTTACTTCGGAAAGTAGTTCGTTGCTTTCCATCAACGTAATTTTTTTATCAACCAATTCGCTTGCTTTTAATAATTTAGGTATAAAACCTACATAACTTATTCTAAACATTGAATCTGGTGTAATCAAATCGTTTTCAGTTTCAAACTTACCATCCAAGTCTGCAACAACTCCTAATTTCTCAGCTTTATCACCACTTGTAATAGTAATATTGGCTAAAGGTAAACCTTCGCCTTTGCTATCTAAAACTTGTCCGTTTATTTTCATGACTGACCTCCGTTTAATCTACGTATAGTATAATAGTTAACTACCGCACCTAACGTAAACGAAATAATTCCAACAACTATAAAAATTGTTGAAAGGTGTTTGTGAATCTGACTATTAACTTCTTTTTTTACTTCTTGCTCTTGTGAAGCATTATCGTTTTCTAACATTATAAATGTATGTTGCGCCTATGGCAATTAATAATAATCCTATGGCTAAATAATTTTTGTACGACTTAATAGCCAATCCAATAGTTCCATCATTTACCCATTCTCTTGGCAATTTTTGAAGCATGATTTTTTTAACTTCCCATACTTGCACTTTACCATCTTTGTTTACATCAAAGGCTGGATTTTGTTTTGCAATTTGACTTGCTGAAATACCAGCACCTTGAACAACCCATTCATCTGGCTTTCCAATAGCCAAAGGGAAAAAAATAGCAAAGTATGTATCTACATAAGAGTTTATTTTGCCTTTGTAAACCTTAAGATATTTTTCAACGTAATCTAATTGGTCTACTGCTGACATATTTTTTAATGCCGTAGTAGTTGTTCCTAAACCTATTGCAGTACTTGGTATAAACTGAATTAATCCAGTAGCGCCAATACTATTTTGAATACTTGGGGAAAATGTGCTTGCGCTTTCCCAATACATAATTGCCATTAGCCAGTTAGGGTCAATACCTAAACGAGTAGATACCTCCCTAACTTTATTTACGAAATCAGTCCTATACGAATTAGGAACTTTACTTTCATATACTAATGCCATAATTTACTAATTAATTAAAGTGCCACCATATCTGTCGCATCTACCATAAGTAGCATTGTAAGTCCAAGAAGAACCATCTTTATTCATTACTTGACACTTTTGTTGTCTACCAGTTGAACCAGCAAATGGACTCATTGATAATCCGCTTGCGTTAGCGAAACGGCTCATTGAAACTCCCATAGGAGTACCACTCATGTTAGCGAAACGGCTCATTGAAACTCCCATAGGAGTACCACTCATGTTAGCGAAACGGCTCATTCTTACACCATCCATGTTAGAATAACCACTCATGCTTGCCATACCACCATCTTGGCTTCTTTTGTACAAATAATAGGCTAAACCTAATACGGCAACACCACCTAAAATCATTTTTGTTTTCTTTGTCATTTTTTTTTAATTTAAGTTATTTTTTATTTTTAAATAACTCATTTCTATGTGTTGTTAAGTTTCTTTTTACCAAAGTATTTTATCAGCGTAATACCCATTTGAGTAAAGCACGCTTCTGTCTTTTTTGTGCCTTTCTTTATAAAGCATCCTACGTTTGTGTGCGTAACCTTTTGGGTAATACCCTTTCTTTTCTTTTTCCATATAGGTAGGGTAATCATTCATACCCCTTGCCCCAATTGAAGCTATCTTTTTACCATTTTTAAACACATCAATTTTTTTTAATATGTTCGTTGATGGTTTTATTTCAACCCCAAGACTTTTTGCTTTTTCAAACGAATATTTTTTAATAGTGTAAGCCATAGTTATCTCATTAAAAATAAAGCCACACCAAAACCTAATAAACCCCAATATAAATTGTCTACCTTAAAGAAATGTTTGTGGTTTATCTTATAGTTTATAGCCTCGCCAATAACTAATAAAAAGAACCACATGAACCCAAGCAATGTAACTTGTCTTGAATCAAAACTACCAGTCCTAAAAGGCAATTCAAAAACCATACTGAAATATTCTATAAACGGCAATCCCAATATAAGAGAAGCGCCAAAAAATATCCACTTATCACTTTTGATAAATTCTTTAAAACACAATCCAAAAAACTTTATAATGTCTTTCATTACTTATTTTTTTTAAACCATAAATCTAAAAAGCCGTTAACCCCAAGCATTTTTAGCAAGTAACCTCTACTTTCCAAAGGGAAAGTTTTGTTATTCACTAATTGTGTTGTAGTAATCACTCCTCTTAAACTTCCTTTAGAAGAATAATACCCAGAATTATAAGATACCATAACCTTATTTATAAACGCTTTGCCATCAGCTTTAAAAGCTTCTAATAGCCAGCGTATGTTTGCCGTTCCAATTGCTATGTTAAATTCAATGTTGCTTCTTAAAGCATTTGAAATTTCACTTTTAATTGCGCTTGTAATCTCTGTATTTGCATCAATTTTTTTGATTGATGGTATTGCTTTTGTAAAAAAAGTAGAAGTGGTTTTTGACAAAGGACTTCCAACTATTTTTTCCCATTTAGATAAAATCTCGTAAACAGTAAGCGGTGTCATTTGCATTAAGCCAGTAGCTTCAAACCTATTTGGCGGTGCATTAACACCTCCACTTTCAGTTGCTATAAATCCAACCAAAATAGAATTGTCTACTTCAAATTCACTTCCCCACTTGTTAATAAATTTGCCGTAATCTCTATATATTGTATTCATCATGGCATTATTAGCCATAATGGTTTCTGGTTTTGAATAATTATAAGCCCCACTATTATAGGTTCTATTAATATCGGGTACTTTTACTTCTAACTTTGTGTACTTCGACATAATTACTCGGTTAATGGTGTATCTACTGGCGGTGTGTCAAATGTTTGTAGGGTAACTGTACCACCTCTAATTTTTCTAACGTTTCTTGTTAGAAATTTAGCAAGCACAAACCCCCCTACGGCAACACCGACAAAGCCAATAGCTAAAAATATTTTTTTTCTTTTATCCACCTATCTATTATTTCTAAAGTAGTTAATTGCACCTAAAGAAGCTACAAGCAACACACCCCCGAAAACCATTCCAAAAACTCCAAGACCACTTTTTTCTTTTTCATCTTTAGGCTTTTCATCACCTTTTGGTGCTTCATCACCTTTAGAACTACTTTGACTTGCCTTTTCTTCTTCTTCTGCGAATCGCTTTCTACGGACTAAAACTTTTAAATCTTCAATAATATCTTCGTTTTCATCTGCCATGAATTCTTCGATTTCTTTCAAATATGCCGATTTTTCGTCAGTTGGTTCTGCTTCATATTCTTCTTTTGCAAGTTGTAATTTAGCTTGTAACGCTTGCATACCATCCAATTTTTTTGCCATTGTTGGTGTTACTTTGTTGTCAAGCTTTGCTAATAATTCTCTTACTGTTTCCATAGTGTTTTTTTTATTGTTTAGGTTATTAATTTACAAATATAATATTTATTTGAATAGTAAGGCATTAAGCTTAATTTTTAATGCCTCGCTAACTTTGCTTTATCCTTTTCTTTGTGGTGCATCAAATTTAATACGCATTTTACCATCACTTCCTCTACTAAAAGTATCGAACTCGCTATCGGTAATAAAATATTCTTTACCATCTACTTTAATTCGTGTTCCACTTTCACCAGCTATATCATAAAAGTCATTGAATACTTTACCCATGCCTAATCCACGATAGGTAATTTTACCTTCGTCAAGATTTTTTTTAAAGTTTGGAATATCCTTAATAGAAGTAACTATCATACCCCCTTTAACATAAGTAGTCATATAATTAGATACTTTTGGAATGGTTCCGTCAAAATATCCACCACCAGCATATACACCATCCATAAAAGCACCATATTCTGCTTTTAATGATTCTTTAGATTTTGCAAAGGCTAACAACTTTTTGCTTTCAGCATTGTTTTTTGCGCCAACTATTGCAGTGCTTACATCGGTACGGCTAATTTGCTTTCTACCTAATCCAATAACAATATGCAAAATTTCATCGCTTGTCAAATTGTTTTCGTCTATGTAATCTTCAATAGTATTTTGTTGTAAACCAGATAAGCCTTTTAATTCGGCTATGTATCTTTCTCTTGTCGATAACAACCTACCGCCTTTCTTAAACAATCCTTTAGCGTAAGCATCTTTTATAAAATAAGGAACTTCTCCACTATCTATAAAGTTTTAGCA